TTTAGTTGGATAGATTCTAATCTTGTAACCTTTGTACACTTTATTAGAAACCTTTCCAAATACAGATAATATTATGTATTGTACCAAGTTTCAATGCTAAAGGCAACAAAGGTTTTTCGTTACTATCAATTAAACTTTCTATTAAATGGTACGTAACACCATCATGGAGCCTCACTGGGCTCTCCTCTAACTTTCATTAGAGCGCAGACTATATCTTCAACCCTTTGGGTTGGTGACCACTGTCCCTACGATTTTAGGGCTACCTAGTCGTTGAACGTTCCCCTTTTCAGGGCTTCGCTGCTGATTACCAATTATTCCAGAACTTAGGATTTAACCCTATTCGATCCCAATCAATTTTTTCTACTTTCGTCGCTTTCAAGCTTGAGTTTGTTTCATCTCTACTTTGTAGCTGATTGGGCTTTACAGCTTTCCAGCAATTCAATCACTTATTTTTTCATACCCCTCTCAGGATACGGAGACTATTCATTATGTTTAATCACTTTCAACTTTAATTCTTTTACGCTTACCTTTGACCGTGCGAATTTTTGAGCTTACAACAGTTTTAAACCCAATGTATTGTTTGCCTGTGATTTTGTTTGTAAAAAGATATACAAAAGCTTCATACTGATCTGGAATTTGTTCAATGGGTTGTCCATTCCAAAGCCACTGTTCTGGTTGATCGTTTCTGATCATATCAGCCAATGGCTTTTCTTTTTTAATATCTCGCTTTCGAACTCGTTCCTGCTCTTTATCATCAGGCAATAATTCGTTCAAATCAAAATCCATGCTGCTCCCAAATTAAGTATGATTAATGCACAAAATGCACGATTTACAATTACTTAAGGGTGTTCAATGCCTTCAGTTTATCATCTATTAGCTAGACAAATTCCAGCACACATTCAGCAGGCTCATCCTGTATTTTGCAAATTTATTGAGTATTATTATCGTTGGTTACAAACACGTGGTTTTGTATCTTTATCTGATCTTCAAAACATTGATAGTGTTACAAATTCAATCACCATTAAAGATAGCACAGTTGATCCAATAAAGTATTTGCATCACACTATTAGTAACGGATCTGCTAAAGCTGAAGTTGTTGGTGTTGATCAAGACCGTCTGATTATTCGTTATCTTACTTCAGATGCAAAATTTGCTCTAGATGATAATATCCACATTCGTGCAAACAGTGAAGACAAATATACTGACGACCAATACAACAATTTAGACCGTGCGACGATTAGTCAGGTAGAAACACTTCCTAGTGCTTTTATTGATCACTTCAGTAAAATGTTGGATAGCGATCAAATTTTTGGCACCCACACCTCAAATATTGCCACAATTCTTCGCAATGTTCGCTCTTTGTACAAAGCAAAAGGTAGTGAACGTGCTTTGAAGTATTTGATTAAAGCTACAAAAAATATTGATGTTGAAATCAAATATCCATGGGACAATGTCTTACGTCTTAGTGATGGTCGATGGAATCAAAAATTTTGTATTACAGTAGCTACCGATCCAAATTATTGGCACTATGTTCCGTTACAAATCGATCATATTCGTCTCATGTATGATGAAGAAGATGATTATGGAAATCAAAAATATAAAGATTTTGCAGTCGGCAGAATTGAAGTTTTTGCAAAACAAAGTGAAAATTACGATCATGGCCCTCTGATTGATGAAAATGCTGAACCTTTCACATTTGACACGCTTACACGCACTCAGTTTGATGAGGAGTATTGGACTAACGGCAAAATTATTAATTTTGACGACATTACAGCCTTTGATGATCATGGTCCATACTGGAACCGTGATGAATGGTACGGTACTGACAAATACAAACCATATGATCGTGATCCTGTTTCTGGTGCAATTATTTTTAATCCGAATGAAGATCGTTGTTATGGCACATTTGGTGATCGTAAGGTCAATATGTACATTCGCTTCTATCTTGAGGAAGACTCAAATGCTTTAATCAATCAAGAGGTTCGTGTCATTGAAAAAAATGATCTTGGACAAGAATACGTTAGTTATGTTGGTAATGTTGTTTATGGAATTGATTCTGTATCGGTTAAGCAACCTGGCAAGTATTGGCAGACTGGTCAAATTTTTACGGCATCAAAAGAACAAATTTGGTACACATATACCGACCCCAACCAAAATGATGAACACAACGTTTCGTTGATCAATAATAAAGGGATCCCAATTGAATACAGCATTGACAAACCACTAATCGGTCGTGTATTAACGACCGCCGATAATGGTGCTATTAAAACTGTTGAGATTCTTCAATACGGTGATCATATTCCATATGGTGCTGGCAAAACAATCACGATTTCACCTTTAAGTGGTTGTGATGGTCAATCGACACCTGAGATGGATGCTCAGATTGAGTTGACTTACAGTACTGTAGGTCGCAATGCTGGTTTTTTTGATGATTTTAGTGGTTGGTTAAGCTGTAATGATATTCGAATTCAAGACAGTGATTATTATCAACAGTTTTCTTACGATATTATTACAAATGTTGATGGAAATGAATTTAAAGATATAGCGAATCTATTACACCCAGCAGGCACCAAAATGTTTACAGCATATATTGTTGATGCAGATTTGGATGCTCAGGTGGGTTTCGATATTGATGTTCATAGCCCATGGCAACACGTGTCACTAGTTGAAGTAGCAAACGCAACTGAAAAATTGACCAAGCTGTTTATCAAAAATCTCCATGAATATGTTAACGTTGAAGAGTTTTTAGAAAAGACAGTTTATAAAAATTTAAAAGAACGTGCTGCGTTGTATGATGGTGATGGCGAAAACAACATCATGTACTCAATAGAGCTCAATTATGATAATCCAGATGAGGATTATAAGTGGGTTGAACGCACAGTTGACGCTAAAACGTTCAAGAAAACATCATATGTTGATAGTGGATTTATTCATTCGTTACACATCAACTATGATCAACATTATGTTCCTGATGTGCCAGTCAATCCGTTTCCAGAAGTGACTAAAGGCGGTTTCGTCAAACTGTTTTACTGTGACGGTATTAATATTATCAAACGATCTTTAGACAAATTTTATAACAAAGGTGAAAATGTAATATTGGAGTTTGTGGTGACAAATACAACACGTTATCGTTTTGATAAGGTTACAGTCACTAGCGAGGACAAACGTCAACCAATCGATGTTACTATGAAAATAATTGGTGAAAATCATTATCAAGCGACGTTTGAAATGCCTGATAGTGACGTGGTTGCTAATATTGAAGGAAGCACACTTCGTTGGCCAGTTGTTGTTCAATTTACAGAGCATGGCGATATCACACCAAGCAAGGTTGTTGCTTTTAAAGGTGAACAAATAACTATTGAGACAAAACCAGATGATCGATATGCTTTGGGTAGTTTGTATTATCAAACCAAGTATCTTGGAACAACATATATTACAGAAACGAAAAAATTCATCATGCCTGATGAAGTTGTGACTATTGGTGCTTCGTTTGTTAGTAACGGTGGAACCGTCAAGCTTAATTGTCCAACAAGTCTCGATGTTTCTGTGTGGGCAAATAACAAAAAAATTGGCGAAAATGATTTTATTCGCCAAGGCACAGAAATTGAGCTTAGAGTAGGATCAACTGCCGTATACACGTTCAATGGAGCAACATACAATAGTCAAGACGGTTCACCCATTTATATTGATAAAGACAATCCGAGATTTTCTATGGTCAATTACGATATCGTAATTGGCATTGATAGTGAAGTCAAAACAAATATGGTATCCAAAACATGTAGACTTATAGGGATGCATGCGAAGGGAACGCTTCAAGTGCGGCCTGAAGGATTTGTCAATATTGGTACTGAGTGTAAGATAATTGCTGATCCTGGATTACGCTCTGAATTAGATCAATTGTGTTATGAAGAACTGAAACCAGACGGTTCTAAGATTAAGCATTTATTAGCTAGTGATTCACTAACTCAGCAAGTGTTCACGTTTAATGTGGGGTTGTATCCTATCAATGTCATTGCTGATTTCAAGCCAACTGGCGGTTATGTTAATAATGACATTGAATATGAGAATAACGTAATTACAACTCCTAAAATTGGTACTTGGATTAATATGGGTGAAGATGTCACTATTAATGTGCCACCCGTGGAGGGAATGATATTCAAATCACTAGAGTACGGTGACGAAAACAATTTTGGTGATGGTGACAAAACAGTTGTTACTGAATTGCCACATACGTTTAAAATGGGTCAACTTGATGTTTATATTACAGATGTGATTTATACACCAGTATCCTCATCACTAACGATCCAACAAAGCGTAGGTGGCACAATTACATTGTCAAGCCAAGGTAGTGTTCTCGCAGGAACCACCATTAATGTGATCGCATCAGCTAACGATCGATATCGCTTGGTTAAATTGATTTATTCAAATAGCCGAGGTACATTTGATATTACCAAAGAAAAAACATTTGTGATGCCTGCTGTCGATACTACAGTTAGTGCAACTTGGGACAAGTATATCTACGATTTGAATAATGTAAAATCATCTGGTGGTACAATCTTATTGACAATTGATGGTCAAGCGCTTCAGAATGGAGTTAATCGTGTTAATAAAGGTAAAACAGTAGTCATCGGTTCTAAAGCAGACAGCGGGTACAATCTTGTTAGATTGACATATAATTCAGGAAGCGGAGAAGTAGACATTACCAACAACAAAGAATTTGTTATGCCAGCAGCAAATGTCACATTCAATGCTGTTTGGGAACGAGCTCATTATAGCACAACGTTGAATGTTCCTCAAAAACAAGGTGTATTGTCACCAACAAATGGAAGTCAACAATCATATGATCAGTGTTATATTACAACAACTGTTGATGGCAAAACCTTTAATGGATCAACTCCTAACGGAGCTGTAAAGTCAACTGCAGTTAATATTGGCGATGTGGTTAATATTGATTTGGTATCCATTCCTGTAGCAAATCCTCAGAATGGAGGGACTGTACAAATGGTTATTCAAAGTGTGGTAGCGGTTCAGAAAACAACGAATCAAAACATCATACAATTGAATAGTTCCAATCAAGGATCGTCATACTTCTTTAGAATGCCTCCAGATGATGTTACCGTGACAGCCACTGTATCACCATCTTTCAAACCGGCTTAATAATTAATTCTTAACAAAAGCGAAGCCCAGGGCTTCGCTTAATACAACAATTGTACAATGAACGAAAAAACTAATATCTCAGAAAAGGTGTCGATTGTTATTGTTGATACCAAAACACGTGTGATTACAAACCACAGATGCTTTAGCATCGTGGCAAACGAACGGAATAAAAAAGATACTAAATATAGATAACAAGAAAGGAAGGAAATTAGCCGTTTCCTTCCTTCAATCAACACAATACAAGTAGCATTTGTATCATGTCTGAAGATATTTATAAAGCGTATCGATTTCGTTTATATCCAAATCGAGAAGTTCAATCGATCTTCAATCAATGGTTTGGTTGTTGTCGCAAAGTGTTTAATGTAATACTAGATGAGTCGGTTAAACAATACGAAGCTGGTAACAAATAGTTTGTTAATCGTAAATCGATGTTTTCAATGATAACCAAATTGAAAGCAGACGGTGAGCATGATTATTTGAAACAAGTTCCAATTCATACCCTCCAAGCATCAGTAGACAATTTGTTAACTTCGTACGATCGATTTTTTGCTAAGCTTAGTGGGTTTCCTAAATTCAAATCAAAACACGAATCCAAACAATCATTTACGGTTCGTTGTAGCCCCTCTATTATAAGGAATTGTCGTTTTGATAACAACAGGGTTTGGATCCCCAATCTAAAGAAGCTGATTAAATTCAAGCAACATCGAAAGATTGAAGGGGTTGTTAAAAGCTATACAATTACAAGAGAGTCCACTGGAAAATGGTATATTAGCTTCCTTTGCCAAACAGTAGCTCCTCAAAAGATTGAAAGAGATGGCGTTGTTGGTTTGGATTTCGGCGTGATCGATTTCTTTACGGATAGCAACGGTAATAAAGTCCGTGCTCGAAAGTTCTTACGTTCAATGGAATCCAAGCTAAAGAAAATGCAACGAGCATTATCGAAGAAAGTCAGGGGTTCCAATAACTACAAGAAGCTAAAGCAAAAGATTGCTCGTTTGTATGATTACATTTCAAATTGTCGCAAAGATGCAAATCAAAAGCTGTCTTCACTTCTAGTCAATGAAAACCAAGTGATTAGTATCGAAGATTTGGCAATTAGCAAAATGAGTCGTAACCATAAACTAGCAAAAAGTTTGCTTGATGAAGGCTGGTATCAGTTTACAAATATGCTTGAATATAAAATGAAATGGTACGGAGGATCGTTGGTAAAGATTGATCGTTTCTTCCCCTCATCAAAGACCTGTAGCGCTTGTGGTTACAAAGCTTCAAAGATGCCTTTAAACATTCGAGAATGGGTTTGCCCTGATTGTGGTTGTGTACATGATCGAGACATCAACGCAGCTCAAAATATCCTTACCGAAGGTTTGAGATTATTAAGCCTTTAAAATAAAGATTAAAGATGTGGTTGGAACGCCCATATCTATAAAAATAACGTTGAGATCCCAATTGCCAACAATGTTAGCTTTGTTGGATAATTGGAACCAGATCGATACGAAGCCACAGATGCTATAGCATCGTGGTAGTTCACACCAATGGTAATATTAAACAGAAAGTCGAAAGCAACTCTAATAAGTAATTGCTTAGAAGCATATAGGCTATAATATAATGGAAAGCACTCTTCAAGTAAATGGAAAGTTCGTTCTTGAGGTTATTGATAAAGATGGTAATCTTAAGCAACGAGTAGAGCAGCACAATCGAGTTGTTGATACAGGGCTAGAACAAATTGCAAGTTTGATTGCTGGTCCAGATAATGATTCAAATTACATTTCGATTCCAACTCACTGTGCAATTGGTTCAGAAAGTCGTGGTGTAACGTCTTCTGACACAAAACTGATTAATGAACTTTATCGTAACGTTTTTGATAAAGTTACGCGTACTGGTAATGATATTCAATACAAGACAACATTCCTTCCTGCTCAACCGGACGTACCCAATTGCCGTGTAGAAGAAGTTGGACTCTTTAATACAGCTTCAGAAGGATGTATGTTAAATCGTTGTGTGTTCCAACCGGTGTACAAAGCTAAAGACGATACACTAATTATCACATACACATTAACCATCATGGCAGTGACTAGCACCCACGATGAGGTGCTTGAAGACGAAACACCTTCTGTGAATCGTTAAGATATAAGCCCCATAATGGGGCTTATCCATTATTAGCAACACGTTGCTTTATTGTGATGGTGTGTGGATAATAATCATATAGAAACAATAAGGAGCAACAAATGGATAAGGTCATCATCAACGACGGAATCAACCCTGAGTTCGCTTATGAAATCAGTGGTTCTACCGATGGGCAGCTATACAGTCCTTTCTTCCACTTCTGGTTTGGTGCACATCTATACCTTGTCAATCCCTCCGCTGCTACTGATCTTTGTGTTCAGTATCGTGGTGATCATATTGTTCTATTGATCAATCACAATCGTGGAATCTTGTCGATCTTTCTCAAAGATGAAGCTTGTGGTGTTGACTTGCTTGAAGGTGCTGAAAAGTATCGTGTGTATATGAATGAACAGCAAGTCACCAAGCTCATCGAATGTCTGCGTGAATTTGTTCGTCAGTCGATCTAATTTATAATGATCCAAGCAAGAAAACCACATATGCTTTAGCATCGTGGATGAATTG